TTTGGAAACTTTTTCATTTGTCCTGCGCTTCTTGCACAGAATGATTTACGTCTCTTTGCAGCTTTGCTTCCAGGTTTGACCTTGCCCGTAACAGCTGTTTTTAATTTACTTCCTGGGTTATCACGCCGATATTTAGCGACACCTGCTTTTGTCATGCCGGCGCCTGCCTTCGTTGGCCTGAAATACTTTTTAGTTTTTGGTGGTTGTTTATCCCTTTTTCTTGCCATGACTTTTCCTAATAGCTTCTTTGCCTTTTTTAAATATGTTTGCGACTTGCGTTTTGCCCATTACTTTAGCACGTTGCTCACCAACTGTTAAGATTTGTATTTTGCGCGCAAACGGTTTAGAAACCTTTTTGACCTTCGCCACAGTCTTCCGGGCGTCTTGCGGAGTCGCGAACTTAATACGTACAGTGTCCTTCGGATTTTCATCTGTGTATAGTCTCCTTCCTGAGCCTTTTGGTTTTTTACCTGTTCCGACTTTTGGATCTTTTGCCATTTTTCAAAACGCTTTTTAAAGTTCTAGCTTGTTTTGCATGTGTCTTTGATGCCTTAGACAAGCCCTTAATAATTTTTTTAATTTTGGATTTACCTTTAGAAATTTGTTTCCGCATTTGAGATCTGTTAATTGTCATTAGATAATACCAAGTGATTTGTAATAGTTTCGAACAGATGGATTACCAATACGTCTAGATGTGCCCTTGCCCTCTGGGATTTGCACATCGATAAAACTACCCATGTATCCTCCATCAGCTGCCTTTTTTCTTTTCTTAAATGTTGCAACGTTTGTTGGTTTACCACCTACACCTTGTGCCTTCGCTCTTTTGCGAGAGACAGCAGATTTTCTTTGACTCTCCGTCATCCTGTTTGCTTTTGCTCTTGGCACACATTTTGGATATTTTCTTTTAGCGTCTTTCTTTTGTTTAGAACGCCCACATTTTGCAAAGCCCCCACCTTTTTTCTTGGAGCCTATATCAACCCAATCTTGTTTGAACCATTTGTCTAGTCCTTTGTGTCCAGACATCTAAGCAACCTTTGTTACTTTTTTTCTACCTGTCATGATTGCACCGCAACCGCGTGCTACAAATTTTTTCTTCACACGTCCACCGTTTTTTAAGCCTTGCGCTTTTAATCTTTGTGTCGCTTCAACCAAACCGCCTTTGGCTTTCTTACCACGAAAGTCTTTTCGTTTTACCCCAGAGGGATCTTTTATTTTCCCTGCACAGATCTTAGAGGCATAAGCATTAGCATAAGCTGAAGGATAAACCTTAAACTTTCGTTTTGCTGCAGCCTTACCTCTGGGACAAAGTTTTGTCATGATTACATCATGTCCTTTTTCTTCATCATACCGCCGCCACGTTTCATAACTCTTTTGTTATTCATCATGCCGCCCATAGCTTTTTTAGTTCTTTTTTTCATCGTTTTCTTTTTAGCTTTTTTCTTACCTTTTTTAACAGCACCACCGCGCTTCATGCCCATCATGCCGTTTTTTACTTTTTTCTTCATTCCTGGCATAGTTACACCCTCCTTTTAGTGTTTTTCTTTTTCTTAGAAGTTTTCTTTTTCTTCTTCTTTTTAATGACACCCCTACCAATCAAGATGTCCTTAAAGGTTGTTTTACCATCACCAGACAAATCTGGAAACGATTTTTTGTTTTTAGGTTTGTGTTTTGGCATTCCTGTATCTCCTATAGGATTGTCGTTTTAAAACTGTACCCTCATAATAATCTGATGGCCAGTGCTCATAGTATCCAGTTTTGCGTAAATTGTC